CCATCGCTGGTAATACGCATACGCTCGTTGGCGTCAACAGCACCACCCGCGTTGTTCCGCGTACCGAATACAAGAGCCGTGTCTGGCGTAACGCTTTCAGCGAGCGCAGCTACGTAGGCACCAACACCCGCAGTTGGGGTGGAAGAGTCAGAGGTGTAAAACTGTAGGGCACCGTTTGGCTGATTAACTGATTGCGCTGTGTCTGTGTCCGTTATGCGGATAAGCGTACCGCCGTATGTCGGGGTGCCAACCATAACTGCTGTTGATGCAACCGTCTGATAAACGCTGACAGTGTAGGTGCCAACGCCGCCTGACCCTGTCCCAAGAGCAGTTACCCTAGTGTAGGGTTGCACGTCTGGGCCATACACCAAATCACCAACAGCAATAGTTCCGGTTGTTACTGCGGTTACATCCATCGTTGCGCCAGTAATTGACGCGGTTACTATCCAAGTGTTGGTGTTGGTTCCGGCTATCTCCAGCTTAACAGCAGGTACCGAGGCCCCCATGCCCACGTTTCCGGTAAACGTGGTAGCTCCTGTGCTGTCAATCCGCATACGCTCAGTTGGTGTAACCGAGCCATCTGCTGTAGTGTTGAAAGCGAGGCGTCCCGGCATACTGTTAAGCGCTGGAGTTCCTTCAGCCACGCCAGTAATAGAAGCGGCTTGTTGAAAAGCAGCACCATCATCGAAGTAAAAGCGAACGCTAGACTGAGTTCCAGAAGCTACCAATGCTTGCGTACCCACAGTACCTGAACGTGACTTATACAGATTAAAGGCACCTCCAGTAGCAATTGTTCCCCAACTGTAGTTAGCTATAGCTGGAGTACCTGCGATAGCAGCAGGACTGTGTACTTCAAGGCTGCTGGTGGATGAAACTCGGGCAGTGTGTCCTACAATTACATTACCGTTGTTGCTAATAACAAAGGGAGAAGCATCTGGGTTGGCGCTGTCTTCAACCAACAAGGCATTACCAGTACCAAGCTGTGTAATGCGTAGAGCAGCGTTGGTGTTGTCGGTTACTTCGATGACAGCGTTGGCTGAACCCGTGATGTTGGTAAAAGTTCCCGCTGCTGGAGTTGTAGCGCCTACGGTGCCGTTAATGTTGATGCTTGCAGTGCCTGTCAAATTCGTCACAGTGCCAGACGAAGGTGTTCCCAACACACCACCATTAACAACAGGTGCGCCAGAAGAACCAACATTAACAGCTAGTGCCGTAGCAACACCTGTGCCCAATCCAGACACACCTGTGCTAATGGGCAAGCCTGTAGCATTGGTCAGTGTAGCCGATTGAGGGGTTCCCAAGATTGGCGTGACCAGCGTAGGAGATGTAGCAAACACAGCAGCACCAGAACCTGTTTCATCAGACAATGCTGTTGCAAGTTGCAACGATGTAAACGAACCGAGAGATGTGGCATTACCAACAGAAGTGACAACACCAGTTAAATTGGCGTTAGTGGTTACATTGCTTGCGGTGAAGTTGGTAGCTGTTCCAGTAATATTTGTACCAACCAATGAACTAGGAGTGCCCAATGCAGGAGTTACCAACGTAGGGCTAGTAGCAAACACAGCAGCACCCGAGCCTGTTTCATCCGTCAAGGCTGTCTTAAGTTGCAACGATGTGAACGAACCAAGTGATGTGGCATTACCAACACTGGTGACAGCACCAGTTAAATTAGCATTGGTAGTTACATTACTTGCTGTAAAGTTGGTAGCAGTGCCTGTGATGTTTGTACCAACTAGCGCGGAAGGAGTGCCAAGATTTGGTGTGACCAGTGTAGGACTAGTAGCCAATACATTGTTACCAGTACCTGTATTGGTAACCGATACCAATCCTTTGCTGGCATCAGTGGCAACAGCACTAGAAGCAGTTAAGCTAGACAAGATTGGTTGAGCCGTCAGTGTAGTCACTCCGGTAACAGCCAAGGTGCCGCCAACGGTTTCGTTGCCAGCGAAGAAGGCGTCTTTGTATTTCAAAGAAGACGTACCAAGATCAATGGTGTTTGTAGTCTTTGGATACATTGACGAGATAGAAACAACAACATCTTGCACAGGGCCAATCTTAGTGATTGGAGCACCTTCAGAAGAAGTGCCGTCATGAGTATGACCAGTGGCGGCATTGAACGCTGCCTGAACACCATCAAATTCATTATCCAGATCAGTAGCATTGATAACGTTTCCGTCAGCAATATTGTTTGTAACGTCTTTACGGGTATAACCTGTCATAGTTTTCTTTCGATTAAATTAGTTGTATCACAAAATGTGTTATCGTCTATCATGAGTTGCGTACTCAATTGTTGCTGCGTCAAAAGAGCAAGGAGGGTCTTGACTATCCGATACAAATTGCAATGACACAGTAAAGCCTGAACCAATCACTTGTGTTTTAAATTGCCTTTGAAGCTTTGTTCCATATACAGTTGTTCCATATTTAGCAAGACTGTTACCGTAAAAACCAACACTGCCTGTAGTATTGCTTAACAATATTGTCTCAGGTTGAACGCTTCCAAAGTCATCGAAGTCAAGTTTCAAATTAGTAGATGCCGTAACGCTTCCTTTAGGATTAACATACAGTTGCATCTTATAGAAAGTCTTACGCAGAAATGGATCGTTCATGTGTACATAAGGAGTGGCAAAAGAAGCAACGATGTTTGAACCATCAAAGCTATTTCCTCGTTCCATTTCGTATACATATCCTTCGGCATTTGCAAAGACAATAGTTTCTACTTGATCTTCATATTGCGAATCTGCAACATACGACTTAATGCCTAGCACTTCAGCCCAAGCAATGTCATTAGTATTGTCACCAACCATTTGTGTACCAAGTATTCCTTTTGAAGAAGAAGTGGTTACAGATTCATTATATCCGAGTAATCTGTATTTAGACTTATGTTTAATAATAACGCTTGAAAAGCTTGTGCTACCTAAGATCAAACCAGTTGTCTCAGTTTGAATTGGCTTAGACACCACACCCAAACTAAAGTCACCAAACTTATCTGTTCCTCCCAACAGTCTAAGACCATCGGGGCCAAGAAACATTACATCTCCACCAATTTCTTGAATGGTATCGCTGGCTACACAACCAACGTTTCGTGTAATTGTTTGCAGATTAAAATCTGAAATGGTATTGCCACTAAGTTGACTAATTGTTCTTTCAGTAAAAATAATTAATGTTTCTCTAAACACAATTATACCAGTAATAGCGGCTCCAACAGAAATAACACCACTGCCGTTTGCTGTACTAAAATCATTATCACTATACGGCGCTGTAAATATTAACTTATCACCTTTAGCAAAGAACATTTGATTCTTATGAAACACAACAAATTGTGTAGCAAGAATATCTATAGAACCATTAATAAAACTAAAGGTAGTGCCATCCCAAACAAATGGATAATTAACACCATCAACACCAATAATCTTTTCAGTAAGACCAATACGATACTTATTAGTACGCAGCTTTGAACCAGAGGTGTATGCTGTTGATAGCCACGTAATGGCAGCGTTATCAGAGGGGCTAGAAGCGAGCGCAGGGCTAATTGATAGGGTAGTAGCTCCGGTGGTTACAGAGGCGTCTGCAAGCACCGTATAGACCTTCTGTACGCCTGCAATGCTGAATGTGTCTCCAGCTTTAGGAACACCAGTAAGCCCATCAATGAGTAGGCTAGTTCCTGTTTGACTGCCACCATTAACCAACACCGTGCCATAGCTTGGTTTATTAATCTTTGTCCAACCAGCAGCAACGGATGTATAAATATCATTGTTGCGTAAAGCAAGAACAGTGTTGTTCCAAGCAGCAACACCTTTTACAAGGCCACTAATAGGTGTGAAAGTAATAGAGGCTTTATCAGCAGGGCTACTTGCCAAGGAAGAAGTTAAAGTTAATACTGCCGTTTTGTTTGTGCTGTTATAAGAAACACCACCACCAGCAATTGTGTAAGTGCCAGTGACGCCAGCAATGCTAAGGGTATCACCAACAACAGGAGTTACATTAATGTTGGCAATTGATAACGATGTTCCTGTTTGACTACCACCTTGTACCTTTGGTTCACCATATGCAGGAACCCTAGCAGTATCATACTTAGCATAGCCTTCAATGCGACGATAACCACCTTCAGTAGATGGCTCAAAGTTCTTCAATAGACGAGCACTACCGGGCATCTGTGACCCGTGTTGTAGCGGTGACAGATTAGAAACAAGACCGCCTCTAAACTCAAAGGCGTATGTTTGCCATGCGTCTGCCATTTATGCTACCCTGCTTCCAAAGGCTGATGTAGTACGACCAACAGTTGCAGTGGAACGCATATAAGAATATCGGTTCACCAACATTGTTCGCATATGCTTGATACCTTCTTCCATTTTAGATTTAGAAATATTAGCCGCTTGTTCGTTACTACGAAACATATAAGCATGGAACATTGCACCGTCAATAATGACATGACGGAATCGTTCTGGAATAGTGGGAACGTCTGTAGCGTTTACTAGATCTGATGGGATGCTATAGTATTCGTACAAGATTTCATAGTTTTGATCTGGAGCAGGAGTGACACCGTACTCAAGACTAGGGCAATGAAATACAAACTTAGGAACTTCTCTTTTATCAGTTCTATATTCTTGATCTACATTGCTGCTTAGATAGTCTTCATAAGCAACAATTTCTAGTTTAACTGTGTTGTTGCCAAGAGTGCTATTAGCTTTAATACGAAAGGTATCAAAGTCTAGGGTGTTGGCATTGGCAGGGAAAGCATAACGAGTAGTTCCTGCTGTCAATGTTTCTTCAGCAAGAACGTGATTGAAAGGCCACTCATAGTGGGTGTGATTAATATCACGGATTGACGCATTAACAGCGTCTTTGATAGTGGCATAAAAGCCAGCAGCGGAAGCAAAATTTGAAGAGGTTAATTCAACCTCGTTGAGTCGGCGGTTAACTTCATTAGTTAGACCAATATAATCATATGACATTTTTGTTATTCCTTAACACGCAAACAAATAAAGGGAGCACCGAGAATCCCCAGTACCCCCTTGTTAGACTTACGTATTAAGCCAGTTGATCACGATCAACAGTTGCGGCGGCACGAGTACCAGCACTGCAGTCAACCACCAAAGCCCACACACGACCAGCGATAACGCCGGGAGAGCCAGAGATAGTGGTGACAACGTCAATGGTGTCAGCAGCAGCAATGAAGCCGGGAACAACGCCACCTTTGTTGGTGTATGCAGCGGTGTTGTCAAAGTTGAGGTCATTGGCAAACACGGTAGTGCCGTCAGTAACATCCAAGGTATAGGTGGTCACGTCAGGAACCACGGTATAGTTTTGAAAACCAGCAGCAAGCACGGTAACACCGGCAGGCACAGAGATGCCAACAGCGGTGCCCGAAGAGGCAGCGAGCGACACATCTTTTTCAAGCAATACAGCTTGAGGGCGAATAGATTGAGAGATAGACATGAGAGTTTCTTTCTTTAATGATTATGAAGAACAGGGTTGGTCTTCCTTCCCTGTTCAGTTCACATTTAGGCTGCGTTGTACTTCGCAGTGACAAGTGCCTCGGGCCGCAAAATTTTTCGGCCATACAGGTGCATACCGCGAACGATGTCAGCGAAGCTGTCAGGGTCACGATAGGTTTCTGTCTTGGTGATTTGCTGAGCGGAAGCAACAGCCGAATCGCTACCAGCAACGATCACGCCGTAGTTGGCGTTTTGGTTAGCAGCACCAGTAGTACCGGGGCCAGTACCAATGACGGGCAGGTTGTTCGACACATACACTTTGAAGCCATGCAGGTTGTTGATGATCAAGCCGTTTTGCAGACCAGCACCACCGAAGTCACCATTCAGAAGACGGCTGTCTTCGTCTTTCAGCAACTCAACGAACACGGGGTCAACCACCAACCAACGACCATTGGTGTCAACAAATTGTTGATCCAACAGACGAGCCATACGTGCCAGCACCATCAAAGGCGAAGCAACATCGGTGGGGAACGTGGTAGCACCGGGCAGACGAGCAGCCAAGGGAATCGAATGATCACCAGCAGAAGCCGTAGTGATGTTACCGAAGCTGCCTTTTTTCAGCTTCATCGTAGACAACAGTTCGTCAGAGCCAGCCGTAGAAACAGCTTTGGTTCCGGGAGCAGTGGTACGAGCAACGCTGGCATTGGCATGCTTGGTAGATTGCTGGAAGCCAGTCAAGTAACCCAACACGTCTTGGTCAAACTGGTCACGCAAGCGATAAGCAGCGCGGTCAGAAGCCATTTGCATGAAGTTTACATGCGAGTGAGCAGCTTCAATGTCATCAATCTTGAATGCAAAGTAGTTAGCTTGGTCAACCACCAGCGTGAAGTCTTGATCGTCCAGTTCCTGTGCAGTGATTTGAGTACCACGAGCATAGTTCTGAACCGACACTTCAGGTTCTTTGATGATTTTAACCGAGTCGCCCATGTTGGAAATCTCACCGAAGTAGTCGTTGTTGGTGATAGCCTCAACGGTAGACGCCTTACGGAAAGCCACTTGGACTTGTTTGGAATAAATGGTAGGGGAAAAGTTACCATTGCTTAGTTGGCCGTAGCCGGGAGCTGAAGGAAAAGCCATTATTAAATCTCCTATAGATAGTTTGGCATATAATCAAATACGATAAACACGTCTACAGAGGCTGGCTTAAATTGGTGCGCGTAAAGATTCAATGCCTTAAACATTTACACGGGCAATTAAGTTACAGGTAATTCTGATAACTCGTTGTTCTTCGTCATAACAAAGATAGAAAGGTTGATCTTCAACCATTTCAGTCGATGCTTACATAAGAGTTTCTTACAAGATGGTTGGTAGTGATACGGCATCTTGTCACTCTTTACAGAACTAGGCTTATTAGATAAGCCAAGAAAGCAGCTTCTGTTCGCTCTGTAAGATAGTTATAACACTGCTTTTTTTAGTTTGTCAAGTCTTATCGACTTGCACCGCTAATATCGTAAATAAATTTACCAGTGCGGATAGCTTTGGTAATTGCTTCCTGATTAGCTTCATACTGCTGAATGCTCATACGATTAACTTCGCTTTCTTTAAACGAGCCTTCGGCGTTATCAGAATCAGGACTTGTCTTGCCACGGCGAACACCAACGCTTGCTGCAGCATCTTTGCTGGTATCACGCTGTGGTGCGCGACTAATGTTTTTGTCAGCCTTATACAAATCAATTGCACGGGAAGCAGCTTTATAGTCAGTGTCGTTATTATACAACGCATCCTGAATATACTTAGGTTGCTCTTCAACCCACTCGTGGAAATCATCGGTGTCCCTGATTTGTTCAAAGTCAGGATGAGCCTTCATCAGAGCAGCTTCAGCTTTCTCACGAGCAGTTAGTTTCTCTTGTTCGTCCAAAGCTTTGAAGCGTTCTTCCAAATAAGACGATTGCTCCTTAGCCTTCTTCAATGCAATGGTTTCAACAATCTTGGCAACATCGGGATATGCTTGTACCCATGCAGCAAGCTCTTCCTCGCTCTTTGGCATCTTGATTTGCTGCTCAGTGCTTTGTTGAAGCTGGCTCTTAAGCTCGTCAATTTGCTTTTGAAAATTCAATTGCTGTTCTTGAGAATGGCGGCGTAGATCACCATAACGTTTCTTAAAGCTTTTCTCTTCAGCAGACTCAGGTTCAGCTTCTTCTTTAGGTTTGACTGGTTCTGCTTGTTTGTTATTAACAGCACCTTCAATCAAAGCCTTTAGCTCTGCTTCTTCTTTTTCAATTCGTTCGGTATTGGCATTGCGTTTACCATACGAAGACATAACCTTTGCTTGCTCAATCACTGCTTCTGTCATATTTACCTTTTAAGTTGGGGCTAACTGTAGCCAGCAAAAGCTGGGGAGATAGGTAGCCATTAATGATGGGTTGTTATAAAGTATCTTCCAGCCCATCACTGGTTTAGATATTGATATTATATATTAATCGCCACCAACACCACTTCCGGTTCCACCGAAGCCCATGCCTCCACGAGCGCTTGCACCAGCAGCAGAACCACCAGAAGTGCTACTACCACCACTATCGCCACCACTGCGAGTACCAAAGCCCGGTGTGCCGGGGCCGTAACCACCAACAGTACCAGCAGCAGCAGCGGCACCAGCTTGAGAGCCAACACCATATCCACCAACACTTTCACCACCACGCTGACTGCCAGATTGAGCAGCAGCGGAAGTTTGTGCTGCGGCAAGTCTTGCAGATTCTGCAGCGCTTTGATCAGCAACAGCGCTTAGATTTGTAGTTGTAATGTTTGGAGTTGCAATGGCAGGGCCAACAACAATGCCGCTCATAACACTATCAAGAGCATCATTAGGGTCGATGTTTTTATCAATTGATAAAGCAATAGCTGCAGAAACAATAGCTTGTTGACCTTGAGCCGTTGCAGGATCAATACCCATTGGATTAGCAGCAATGCCTGCACCTGTCATAGACGTAACACCATATCCACCTAAAGATACAGGAGTTCCATAATTAGCACCAGCATAAGATGGGCCAAACGCTGCCATATTACCAGCAAGAATAGATTGTTCTTTTTCTGATTCAGCAAGAGTGGCTGATGGAATCATTGCCTTTGCTATTATTCTTGCAGGCGCTGCTGCTGGCATTAGTCCACCTAAAATATTGCCATATCCCTCAAGCCCTTGCTGAACTGCTCCTTTAAAAGATACAGCGCCGGGAGAAGTTAATCCAGACGTTGGCGTGTAACCAAGACCTTCTCTGTTTTGATTGCCACCACCACCTTTATTTTCTTGAACAGCCGGTGCTGTAGCAACAGTTCCATCAGTAGTTGTCGTGGTGGTTGCAGGAGCGGTTGTAGAAGCAGCCCTGATTGAATAGCCGGGAGGAATATTTAGTTGAGGTTTACCATTAATGAACGGAATATAAATTGTATTGCCTTTGTCATCTGACATAGGAATCATTTCAAAACCTTTTAACGGAGCGCGTTTATATGTTTCTTTACTAACAACAGGGTCATAACCTACAACACCACCTTCTGCGTATTTATTTTCATTATCATATTCTGCAATAGAGTCATCTACTTCACTAGCGAACTCACCTTCGTCATAAGCAGAAGAAGCTTCATCAGAAACTTCAGCAGCATTGCCCATACGTCCACCAGATTCCATTTGCTTCAAATTATCTTGAGCTTCTTTTCGCATTGCTTCAAGCTTTGCAATTCCGAAATAACGAGTGACATCAGCAGGAAATACATATTCACCAACACTTAGTTTGGCATCAACGTCATCCCTAACTTCTTCTTTGGTTGAACCAACAGGAACTTTATTCCCACTAACCTCATCGACAGTTCCACCTTCTTGCATCATGCCACCATCAGCAAGAACATTATTTCGTTTTGTTGTAAACATTCACTTCATCCTTTAAATATTTAAGTTGTCGTAGAGCAGAAATAGCACCTTGTGCTTTATACATATCAATGGGTTCAGAAGACTGCTCAAGTTTACGCTGATGCTGAACAATGTAATGTTCAAGCATGTCTTCAAAGGCTTGCCATTGCAGGGGTGCGTTGACAAGCGGTTTAAGCTTGTTTAGATAGTCTTTGTTCATGCGGCAGGTGCAGCAGGGGGAGCCGCTGAGAAGCCTTGCATACCCGGCTCAGGAGGCGCACCAATACCAATGTTGCCACCACCCCCGCCTGTTTGATCAGCAACGCCCGGAGGGCCTGCAACGCCCTGTGGTGGCTGTCCCGGTGCAGGAGCACCCTCGCCTTCAGGAGTAGGAGGTGTTTGTTGTTTCTGAAGTAGAGCAGCCTGCTTCATTGCCTCGTCCATGTTGTTCGTAACCTTCTCAGGGTCTAAGTCCATGCTTCTTGCAATTTCACGAATGATGTAGGGGAACTTGGCAAAAGGAGCAAGAGAAGGCTGACTAGCAATTTGTAGAAACTGCATCAGACGTTGGCTACGAACTTCATTAGCCATCAAGCTTTCTGTACCACGAGCATTAACTTCCAGATCACCTTTGATTTCTGGGTCATAGTCAAACTGCATATTGAAGTTGAAATAGGCTTTGCCAATTGGGCCAAGCAAATAATCATCAATATTTTTAATAACAGTTTTAATACCGCCAGAGGCAGCATTCATCAACATGGAAATACCAGAGGCTGTGCGACCAACACCAGACACACCAGTTTGTCCATGAGCAAACGATGGCAATCCTGTTGATTCATCAGAGAGTTGACGAGCCTTATCAAACAGTTGCAAGTTCTCTTGTGCTACGTTAGGAAACTTTGTACCAAACAAGCTTTGTCCCGGAGCACCGCCTTGTCGGCGAAACACCTTGCCCGGATGGACAGAGAAGTCTTGACCGGGAACAAGATTGGTTTCATCAATCTCAAAGACCAAGTTACCAGACAGCACAGCATTATCAACAGCCATGCGCATGAAGCCATTCATGAGTGTCTGTGTATCGTCCATGTTTTCACCAATACCGACACCAGCAAGTGAGTATGGATTCAGTTCATACGGAACAGCGTAGTAAGGAATCTTCGATGGTTTAAACGGGTTGAGCACAAGACGCAATACCTTACCATTGCAATACCAAATGTTTGCTTGCAGTTCTCCTTCGCCTTCAAGTTCAGGAGGAATGTTAATATCGTTTTCAATCAGCAAGTCAATGTCAATGGCACCCCAATATTCAAGCACTTCAAAACGATCAATGCCGAAGTTTGGTGCGAAGTCTTTTAGATCATCTTCCCAATATTTCTTTTGATAGCTTTCACCTTCAGCAATAACTTGATCAATTACATTTGCCCGGAAGAATGGACGGCGCTTCAATGCTCTAACTTGTGAGCGATTGAGTTTATGACGTTCAAAAATATATTGGCATTCTTCTGTGTTGTTGGCATCAGGATCCCAATAGAAGTTCCAAATAGAAACACTGGAAAGTTCTGGAACAGTTTTAAGCAACGGATTATATTTACCGTCTTCATTCCAATGTGGATATTCTTTATTAGTTCCGAACGGGCCTTTCATGACACCAGTGCCAAACAGTGCCATCTCAAATGCCACAGATCGTAGATGTTTAGAAGCGCTGCTCTCGTCTAGTTGATCATGAATTTTCTTTTCCATCTTCTTAGCAGCAACCAAGGCTGGACTAAAGGTGATGGAGGTTGGTGTGACTCCGGGGCCTTTCTTAAGACCGGGAACGTCTTTCAACTCTTCCTTCATTGAACCTAGCATTTCTTCCAATGTGTCTAGGCTGAACCCTGCTGTGATACCAGCACTACCATCTTTACCAAATGGAATGTTTAGTTTTTGCTTCTCAGTTGTTGGAGGTTCTTGAGGGTCGAAATGAACTTCGTCAACAACACCGTCTGGCAGTACGGAAGGGTCAATGCTGATAGGTAATTTGTTATTAGCCAGCAACACGTCAACAATCTGCCCATACGCAGCAAGTGTCTTTGTCTTTGTAACCTTGATAAACACCCGAGACTTTTCTGTTTCGGTGAATTGAACATCAGGCCCATACAAACCACGATAGTTTCGATATGCCCGCAGCCAACGATCTTCATCAGCACGGCGGCTTTCTTCAGCACGAGTAAATCGCTCTTGAACAAAAGTGTTCAGTGTTCCACCAGTGAATCCAAGATCACCAGATTTTTTATCATCTGGCAAAGACAGCGTTGTGTCTGGTGTATATTGTGTTTGTTTAGTTGCCATGTTTTCCTTAATAGCCAAAGCATTTATCAGCCATTGGCATGCCAGCGGCTTTTGATGTAGCAGGGTTATAGTCCCAAATGCTACTACGTGGTCTACTCATAATTCCATATCTGATAGCATCATATAAATGATCTTCAGACTTAGTATCAATATCTTCTGGATTTTTTTTATCCAGTGGAATGATAGGAAGCTGAGCTATTATATTAACACAATTACTTGTTATAACCATTTTAGGCATGTCTGTAAATGGATCAACCTGTAATCGCCTATGAAGTTGCTGTTTTCCTGCGACACGACTACCAGCACTACGGTCAGCAGGACGCCAACGGCATCCTTCTAATATCATTTGTTCAGCAATTGAAGGGCCATTATCACCACGCTTGGCCCAACAACTACTATCTAGCACACCGTATCTCATTGTTCCATCATTTGCTTCAATTTGATTAATCATTTTAGCCAAATCAACAGCAAGTACCTTAGATACGTACAATTCTCTATAGATGATTAGTTGATCGCTAGGAGATACAGCAAACCACACGATTGCACTATAACTTCCGTACCCATAATCACCCGATCTAAATCTTGTCCAGTTTTGAGGAATGTCAAATGGCTCAATAACGTGTATCGCTCTATTAAATTCTGGAAAAGCGGCACCTTCTGCAACATCCCAATTTCCTTCTAACAATTGTTTGCGTTGATGCTCAGGCAAGCTCAACAACATGGTTTCATAATCACCAGATTGAGACAAATATGGGTTATCTGTCAGCATTGCTGGTATAAATCTGCGCTTAAATAGGGGCTGACCCTCTTTGCTGTGACCTTTTGGGTACAACATCGTTTGCCCTGTCTCAATATCGGTGGCATCGAAAGACTTTCCAGCCGGGGCGGGGTCAATAAACATCTTCTTCACCCAAGCATGACCCGGCCCACCCGGATTTGTCGTTGCTCGCATGAAAATTGGCAGGTCTGGTGCAGGTGTACGTAGCCGTGAACGCATATAGTTCCACGCAAATGGCGTACGCCACTGCGTAAGCTCGTCAAAACCAATCCAACTGAACGCCAGTCCTTGATAACGAAGCACGTCTTCGTCCCTATCAAGGTATGACATCCACAATCTAGCCCCTGATGGGGCCTGCCATTGCATCTTTCGCTCACTCCACTTAATGCCCTGATAAATCTTAGGATAAATCTCCTGAGACTTCCATATAAGTTCACGTAACTCCTCAGTTGTATGTCGCAAAAGCAATCCAGAAAACTGTGGATGACCCATGTATCTCAATGGATCTGCTAACATTGCAT